CGTGCAAATGCCCTGCATGAAGTGCTTAAAAAAGGTGTATTCGGCAATGCGCTAACCGCAATTCTTTCTTCTTTGCCTGTTAATGTGCTGGGGATGGAAGCTGAACGGGCTGGGTTAAAAGGTGCTACAAACATTGCTAAATTAATTGATGAGCAGTCTGGGTATATTAATGATAAGAATAAAGAGATTGAACCGTTAGTCCGTAGAGCCGAAGCGTGGGTTAAACAAGCAAGTCCTGAAATGGTTAAATTATTTAATTCTGTTGTATATGGTAGTACAACAAGTAAAGCTGACCCAACTAAAGAAAAAACAGATTATCCAGAAGCTACTCAAAAAAATAAAACTTGGGACGCAGACTACGACAAGGTAAAAGCCGAATATAACAGGTTAAGCGAGTCTGGTAAGAAGTTATATGTTGATATGCGTAATGCTTACGGCGCTATGTATGATGAGATTGTTAGAGCAATTAATGAAAGAATTGAAACTTTTAGCGTAGATGACACTATTAAAGCAAAGATTAAAGCCGATATTATGGCTAAGTTAGTTGCTCAAGGTAAGATTGAACCTTACTTTGCTTTAACTCGTAAAGGTAATTACTGGTTATCGTATAACATGAGAGATAAAAGTGGGCAGGTAGAAACTTATATCGAAGCATTTGAATATGAACGTGCTCGTACCAAAGCCGTAGCAGAACTTAAAAAAGAAGGCGCTACCGACATTCAACAGTTTTCTAAATTAGCTGAATATCAATTTGCCCGTGCGCCATCAGGAAGTTTTGTTAATAAAGTGTTACAAGTATTAGAGGGCAACAAACCTAAACTGCCTGATAATGCTACGGCTGACCAAAAAGAAAAACACAAATTAGCATTAGAAAAATATGAACAAAACTCTGAAGAAGTAATGCGTCTGTATATTAGCACTTTGCCGGAAACATCTTTTGCTCAATCCTTTAGAAAACGTCAAAACGTGTTAGGATACAAAGAGGATGCTGTAGAAGCGCTACGGGACCGGTTGTATAGTACAACTCAACAAGTTGGTAGGATGATATACGGCGCAAAGATTAACAAGTTACTGGCGGACATGAAGATATTATCCAAAGAAGTAACTAGGGCTACTGACTCTAAAGATAATAAATTAATTAATGAGTACATAAAAATATTTGAAAAGCATATTATTGCAAATAGTGCAAATAACAATAATGTTGTAACAAAAACAGCTAACCTTGTTAACACCCTTACCTTTAACTTCCAATTAGGATTTAATATATCTTCAGCAGTTGTGCAGTTAGCGCAGCTACCAATGGTAGTAACACCATACCTAGCTGGTGAGCATAACTGGACTGACACAATAAAAGCAATAGGTGCGGCTAGAAGATTATTTGTTGGCAGTGGGCTTGGTAATACTGTAAAGATGGTTGGTAGTAACGAAAAGATTGTTAGTAAAGCTATGCCGTCTATGAGCAATTACGATTTTGACGATACTAAATTACCCGCCGAAATTAAAAAATTAAAAACTTTATATGATTTAGCAGGGGGAGAAGGACAGTTAAACCGTTCCTCATTTTATGATGTGCTAGAAGTTGATGGACGCAAAAATATTCTTAACACAGTAAATGCTACTTCCGGCTGGGCGTTTCACCATGCTGACCGTATGAACCGAGAAATAACTTTAATAGCTGCATATAATTTGCAGTTAGATAAGTTAAACAAAAAAGGTATTAAGGGTCAAGCAGCTGAAGACGCTGCCGCCAGATATGCTGTAGATGTGTCTAAGTTAACAAACGGTAACGTAGCTGCAGGTAACGCACCACTTATTTCTAAGAATGCTTTGGGTAAGGTGCTGTTTATGTACAAAGGGTACGGGGTATCCATGTACTATCTACTATTTAAAACAACAAGAGATGCCCTGCAGAACCAAGATAAGGATGTAAAGAAAGCTGCTATGCGTCAGATGGCTGGCATATATGGTTCGGCTGCGTTGTTCTCAGGGTTACAAGGACTACCGATGTTTGGTATGGCTGCTATGATATACAACTTATTTGCAGATGATGACGAAGATGACTTTGAAACTGCAACTCGTAAGTATGTTGGCGAGTTTATGTATAAAGGTTTAATTAACGAAGTTACTGGACTAGATGTTGCTGGACGTATTGGTTTGAGTGATTTAATATTTAGAACAAACCCAACATCTCAATCTGCAACATTCCAAGATGCGTTATTACAAACTTTTGGCGGACCGGCTTACGGTGCCGGTTCTAAAATTATGCGTGGTTTAAGCAAAATACAAGAAGGTAATGTAGAACGTGGCATTGAAGATATACTTCCGTCTTTCTTAGGTAACGCTATGAAGAGTTATCGGTATGGTACCGAGGGTGCTACAACAATGCGTGGTGACCCAATGATTGAAGATTTTAGTGTCTTTAGCGTAGGTGCACAAGCATTAGGGTTTACCCCAGCTGAGTTGTCTTTACAGCAAGCAATTAATGCTAAAGCTAAAGGTATTGAAAAAGCTATTCTTGATGAGAAAAATAAACTGCTACAACGCTATAACATTTCTGACCGTGTTGGAGATATTGCAGCTAGAGATGAATACAAAGAGAAGTTAAGAGAACTCAATCGTAAACATCCGGGTCTTGGTATTAATGAAGAAACATTTGAAAGGTCAAGACGAGCATTTAAAGAATCAACTAGCCGGATGGTAAATGGTGTTCAATATAACAAGAAGTTAGAACAAGAACTGCTTGAGAACATCGCTGCATACAACTAAAAAAATCCCCCGCAAAGGCGGGGGCAAAGTGAAGGAGCACTACATTTACAATCGGAGAGAGAGTGATTGTGCAATTATAATATCACAGAACTCTCCAAAACCGCATACCCAATTTACCATTTTCTATCCGGTCAAATCCTTTTAGCTGTATTTGCTTAAGCCTTGCTACTTCTTGCATCTCTTTGTCTAACTTTACAAGATTGATTGCAGGTATAAATATAGACGTTCCTACAACAAACTTGCCCCAATCAACCTCAATTCGTACACCATCGGGGCTAAGTTGGTCAAATTTCAATGCTATTGATTTTGGGGATTTCTGCATCATCTTCCATAAAGTCTATACAGTCTACAAACAAAACGCTATGTGATGGTAAGTTATTATTAGTGCCTTTACCCATACGCTTCTTGTCTATCTTTGCTTTCGTTCTACCTTTCTTGAGTGCTTCAATAAATCCCGAATAGTTTATCTGTTGCTTAACGCACCACGATTTTAAAGGTGCCATAAATAGATACAACATCTTAATATCATATTCATACCGCATTACAAAGGTAGCCCTTGGTGAACCGTCAGGCACAACTAAATGGTCTACACCGGAAGTGGGGTTCCGTGCGTCATCTGTACTCTTAATCCGTAGTACATTGGTATAGTTCTCAGCCCAGTAAGAAGTCAGAATACCCTCGGCATCTATATCAAGTTCGTTCTGCGTAGTCTGTGATTCTTTAACCTTCCCCAGCGCCCAAGCAAGTACAGGCTTTATGTCGTAACTTATTAATCCAACCTTCTTAGCAATCATCAACCCCATAATCGCATTGGTAATAAGTACGGAGTGAAACCTATCAGGGTTCTTGAACTCTGCCTTTTTATCTATAATAAGTTGAGTCTGCTTATACAACGCCCTTATCCCGGAAACGTCATTCATTACATATTGTAGAAACGGTATGTATGCGTGACCATAGTTATTATTAATTTTCTCGCTAAACTCATCCCCTTCTGCCTTAGATAAGCCAATAACTTCGTGGGCTTTTACTTCTAATATTCGAGCCGCCTCTGCTTTCGGCATTGCCTTGTATGCCGCAATTCGTTCTAACATACTTGTATTACCTGTAGTTACACAAGTCGTTTTCCAGTTCGCCCCTCTGATACGCTCTTGGTTACTACCCGAAGACATCCTGTTAGGTTGCGAGCCGGAAGTAAAGTTATATGCAAAGTTACTTAACCCTACAGGAATAGAGTTTGTAACCTCGTCTACAAACGTAGGTATATTTTTATGTAGTTCTACACGGTTTAGTTTAGAGTTAGCCGTATCGTTTTCTTTCAACACCAAAGTCCCGGGGTCCCCCCATATACTAGCGGCTGCAAACATTGCTGTTGTCTTACCTAACCCTGTCTCCTTACTATGAATGTGCAGTATCGCACCATGAATAGAGGTAAACGCAGAAAAGATTGAGCCGAAACCAAGTCCGATAACAAACTGATGCAACTCCATATTCGGCTTGTTATAAAACTCCATCGTCTCTTTCCAACCGTCTAGCGTACCCTTGGAGATAAAGGTTTCCCGAATCATCTTAGCCGTAGCCATAGATGGGGGGTTATGGTCTATACGGTCTGCATAAACTTCTTTATCCCCAACTACAAACGATTCAAATTTTTCGCTATCTGTCCAACCAAACTGCCTCCGTGCTACATCTGCTTTAACTTTAAATTGCATTTCATTAACCCATGTATTTACATAACTCATAATTTGGTCCATTTTAATTACGGCAACACCCTTGGTGGACATATGCTTTCTAAACTCATCCTTAGAAGTAATTGCCGAGAGTGGTACTGTATATTCTCTTACACCGTCTTTTGGTAAGTGCAACCGCACAACCGCTGCCTCACCTAAGTCGGAGTCCATTAGTCTACGGGTTACATACAAGTCGTTGTGATAGATCATTACCTCTATCTCATCTCCTTGCTTGATTATCCGTTTACAAACACCGCCATTCTTTGGTCTAAAATACGGCTCAGGATATTTAGGGATAACATAAGTCTGTGTATGCCCTTGGTCAATACCATATACCGTGTCTTCAACAATGTTGTCTTGCTCTGATGCTTCCTGCACTTCTCTACCTAAAACAATCGGAGACTTAACATTACCCTTGTTGGGGCAACCTTCACAACCTCCGGGGTTATACTCTTCAAACTTGACGCAAGTATAAGGACCTCCCTTGATACCCATTAACTTCTTTTCTGTACCTTCGGGTGTATAGTCAGGATACCCAGCAGAGATTTTGTGCATGGCAGTATCAGCATCTACACAAAATTTAGCAATAGATAAACCCGCTCTCCACATAGGCTCATTCATTGTGGCTTGATTCTTAATAATATACTCTAATTGTTTGCAACCTTCACCTGCTATTGTTTTTACTATTATTGTTTTAAATTTATTTGTAAAGTTACCAAGAATAGATTTTGTAACTTCGTCCATCTCACCACGGGGTATATAAGTCTTTTCTGCCTCAACTACTTCACCAATAATACCTTTGAAAAAACTAAACGGTAGACTCTGTGCTAGTTCACCGATAATGCTAACATCCCTTGGAGTCTCTAACTTAAAGTTCAAAGTCCCCGGAATCCTTAAAATACGGGCGGCATCGGCAGGTACAGCCCTATCAATCTGTAAATCACATTCGTCACAAAGCTTCTTAAACTTCTTAGCAACAGGCAACCACTCCTCCCGAGATACAGGTTCGGTGAATGCCCAGTATGCGTGTATACCCCCACCCGAATTAACAAGCGTGGGTTTAGGCAACTTAATATCTTTACAGAACTTTTTTAGTGCAACTAATGCTTCTGCATGGTTAGCATAAGGTTTTTCCGCACCACAATCTAAATCTAGGAATAATGACCTAAGTTGTTTTACGTTCCTTGCCATCCTCGACTTGGCATCTTCAAATGTAGCTAGTGCATAGTACGCATCATATCCGTTCTCCTTAAAATTCTCCGCCACTTTAATAACATCTTGAAGCTTGGTATAAAACTTTTGAACTACTTTATCCTGCGCTAGTCCAAGAATGCAGTAATATCCTTCGTCCCCAAGTATTTTTTCTAAAAATAATTGTGTGTTCATAACCACCTTTGAAGGTGGGGGCTACTTCTCTAACGCCCCCCGTAACTGTTAATTAAGCATCATCCCATTCGCCTACTAAGTCAGCTAATTCCGGTTCAGCTTTAACGGCTGTCTTCTTAGCTACGGCTTTCTTGGGTTCCTCAATTTCAGTATCTTCTTTCGGTGCGGCTAACTGGGCTTTGGGTTTCTCTCCAACACCATCAGTCTGTGCTACAGTTAAAATAACTGCCGATAAAGCGGCTTGTGAATCTTTAGCCTGTTTCACTACCTCAAACTCTTCTTCAGTAACTACACGAATCGGCTTAAATGTTAACTTCGGTGTAGGACTTGAAGTATCAAACCGCATCTCAGTAATGACACCTGTAATCGGAGTGCCATTGTTTTTCAGATGTCGTGCATATGCTTGCAAAGGTAACTTACCCTTCTCGCCATCACCAAATACAGATGTTGCAGGTAGAACTAACTGATACACATCCTGCCCACCCTCGATAACTAATGCTAACCGTTGCTGATACTTACAAGCACGAGCATCGCCTTGACCAGAACCTTTAACATTTTGTGGGCAACTTAGGCAGTTGGCGGCTTGCTTCTCTTTTACTTCCGGTGCAGGACGCTGATTATCAGCAGACCAACAAGCAGGGGCAGCAGCTTCGCCTTCAACATAACTACCTGCATAGAACACACGGGAAATACTCGGTGCGGCTTTGACGATAACTACGTTCATAAAACGCTCTTCTGATACACGGTATTCCTTACCACCAACAAACTCACGGAATACACCACCCTTAATGCTAATACGTCTTGCACCTAAATCACCACCTGCTAATGCGTTGGTAGCGTCATCCATCTCACCTTTTAAATAGGCAGGTAAAGCACCTTTAAACAAAGTCATCTCACTCATACTTCTCTCCTTAAATATCCTTGTCAGGATTGCTAAAATCAAATTCCAGTTGTACTGGCTCTTTTACTGCTGTTGCTACTACTTCTTCTTGGGGAACACTTACCTCTGTGTTACGAAGTTTCGCTTCTACTTCAGACAACTTAAAGCGATAGATTCCTCCTAACTTCAAGGCAGGTATGTCCTCGTTTCGTATCCAAGTCCTTACGGTAGAAACTGACACCGCAAAGTGTTCGGCTACTTTTTCAATGGGGACATAAGCATCATCAACCATTTTTACTCCTTTTTACTGTAACTGAATACTCGTTGTTAGCGTTAAGTCCGGGGGGTATTATGTCCGGATTCTCTTCTAAAAAAGCCTTCAAATTGGTTTGTTGCAACCGCTTCTCCAATAAGTCAGGCACCTCATGTTCAAGGATAAACTTGTGCATAGAAGTCCAATCGTTTGTTGTATAGCGTGTTAATACTGTGCGATATACAGTTCCCGACTCTGTTCTAATACTTTCGGCACCAACATCCTTCATGTGTTCAAGAATCGCTGTTTTTACAGTTTTCATCTTTTCCTCAAGTTCAGATATTTTAGCTTCAAGTTCCTTGTTCATTTCTTCTTTCTTAGTCCGCATCTTGATGTAAACACGGGTAAGTGATTCTATTGATACTCCTTCATTTTCCATCTTCTCTCTCCTCTAAAACTACAACTATACTATCAAACTTTAACTTAGTCAAGTAAATTCTTGTAAAGATCAACTAATTTTGTGTGATCGTCTATTTTGTTATCTAACATTTTGTAAATGTGCTTTTCTGCATTAGAACCTTGTAACTTGATTATGGTTACAGGATGTCTTTGCCCTGCCCTGTGAACCCTTGCATTTGCTTGTGCGTAGGTTTCTAGTGACGGTACAGGACCCCACCAAATCACGGTATCAGCCGCAGTTAAAGTTACTCCATGCGCTGCGGCTTGTGGTTGAATAATTAATATTTTTGGGTCAGCAGTCTGTTGGAATCTTGCAAATATATCTGTTCGTTTACTTGCTGATACTTCACCGGAAATAACTTCAGCCGTGTAACCATCATTAGTCAGTCGCTCTAGTAAAATATGAATTACGTGCTTAAACGGTACGAATATCAGCACCTTTTGTTTAGTCTCCTCGACTACCTCTTTCAGTACCTTGTATCTGTTTTTAATGTCAAAGGTAAGAGTCTGCCCGCTATCTGAATACACCGCACCACAAGATATTTGTAGGAGTTTGTTTAAACCGACTGCGGCGTTAACAGACGTAATCTGTTCACCTGATGTTTGCACCACAAGTTGTTTACGCAAAAGCTCATAATACTTCTTCTGTTGGGCAGTAAGTTCCACATCCCTGATTACATAGGTCATCTCAGGCAAGTCTAGGCACTCTTCCTTGGTAAATCGGATGGCAGGTTGCAATGCCTCGAATACAATCTTGTCAGCGTTGGGGCGGTTTATCCACCGGAACTGCGTTATCTTGTACATTACCATTTCTCTAAAGGACGTAAAGAACTTCGGCACATTCTTGGGGTTTACTAGTTTAGCTAGTCCATACGCATCTACAGGACTTTGGGCGGCAGGTGTACCTGTTAGCATCCACAGCCAAGTATCGGGCTTCAAAAGCCTGTTTAGTGTCTTCCATCGGGCAGTCTGTGCGTTCTTGTATGCGTTAGCCTCGTCAATAACAATTAAGTCAAAGCCACCATTAAATATCGCATCGGATACAATCTCTACCCCATCGTAGTTAATGATTACAAATTCCGCTACTCCATTAATAATTGCTTCTCTCTTCTCTCTAGAACCGTAGGCAACATCTACATTACGGTGCATGGCAAACTTAAACAAATCGGCTCGCCAAGCCGAGTCCATAATAGACAAGGGGCAGATGACCAGCACTCGTTTGATTTTCCCAATCTTGATTAGATAATCCGCTGCCCAAATAACCGAACCGGTCTTCCCTGTGCCTTGTTCGTTTAAACAAAATGCCCTAGGGTGTAGGGTTAGAAACGATGACGTAACCTTTTGATGGTCAAACGGCTTGTGAAGCCCGGGCCAATCGTACTGTCCTACAATTGGTGATGAGATGTTTTTTATTTGAAGATTGTTTAAAACCCTTGCTTCTTCTAACCCCCAGTTAACTGCAACTTCACCTGTACCCAGCACTCTACTCTTCGGTATGATGCTCGTTACCTTGTTCGGGTTCTTTAAATTAAGAACCAAAACCTTGTTCTCTACAATTCGCATTCTCTCTCCAGTGATGCTTAATCAGGACAAAGTGGGTGTCCACATTGCCCTACTAAAAATACAACTATAACTATACTACTTTTTTCGTTCTTTTTTACTAGTTTCTGAAACTAAATTACTTTTTGCATCTCGTTTAAACGACCTGTTTTTCGCAGGGGTTGTGATGTAAACACCATTTTTATTGCTACCCCCTTTGTCCAAGGCTTTGCGGTGCGCTACATCCTTACCTTCACGCATATCCGCTTTACCATTGCCGTTTAAATCCTTGCCCTTCTTGTCTAATTCTCTTCTTGCCTTCTGACGTTCCATCCTGCGAGGGTGTTCTTCCCTAGCTTTTTGTTGTTGGTACTCTTTTGCATAAGGTCTTGGCTTGTTAACATACGGCATTTAATTTCTCCCATTATGAGCGCACTCTAGGACTGAGCAATGTTTCTTGCAAAGCCCACTCGGTCTAGGATTCCAAACATCAGTCTTGAATGCAATCTTCAGCCTGTTATGTTCAGCTATCCATTTACCCCATAGTTTACTCTCATTCTCTATAGAATAGGAATCCTTAATAAACGCTCTCGCTACTACAAATAATAACCCAGCTTTAACCTTTTTGACATAGGGAAAGTACTTAAAGATTGCCAAAGCCATCAGTTCTAACTGCCCTTTATCTGCATATTTCGCAGATTTCCCCGTCTTATAATCTAAGCACCTAGCCTCGTCACCCTTAATTACAATCAAATCGGCTATGCCTCGCCACCATACATCGGGGCTTTTAAAGTCGCAGGGTTCTAAGTTTTCGTTTAATGCCATCATAAACTCGCAATGCTTCTCTCCTTCTAAATTCTTTAAATTGTTTAGGGCATCCACTGCGAAGTTAAATTGTGGGGGGATGGGTGTACCATCTTTAATGTATAGTTCAGCCGCTTCATGGAATAGCGTACCGTAGTTCATTGCATCAGTCTCAGGTTCTACAACATCCTTGGCTACACGCAGGTGGTAATATTTTTTAGGACATTGGTCAAATAACTTAATGCTTGAATACGACCATGAAATCGGCTTACTCATTATCTTATCCCATGTCGTGATTCAATCATTCTTGCAAACGACTTACCTGTACCGCACTTACTCCAAAGTTCTTTTATTTCTTCTTCGGTTAAAGGCTTAGTGTATTTTGTGTTCCGTTCATGTTCCTTAGCAATCGTAACTCCTCTTGACCTAGACCATGAACTCTTCCACGCTTCCCACGCAGGTTCACCTTCGTAGTCTTCGCCTTCTTTAATTAGTAATGCTTTAATAGCCCACTCTTCAAACTTCGCACGGCAAATCTTCTCAACGGTTTTCACTAACACTCTCCCAAATTATTACCATAACCAACCTCACAATTAACAGGCAGTCCGCTACACCATTCTGGTGTCCAACGCATACACTCCTCTATATATCTTACAGCGTCTTCTACTTTATCCTGTGGGACCAGACAAGCTATCGCATCATGTACTGTTAAGACTACAGGGTATTCTTTCGCTACTCGTAGCATCTGCTCACCGATAATGCACCGAGCAACTGCTTGGCAGACATTCTCAATTACCTTACCACCATAAATCTTGTTCGCCCCATATCTAGTCTTATAAGTGTATTGCATACCACTTTCGCTGCGGGATGCTTTGAGTCCGTCATAACGCATTAACAATTTATTGGGTAACACAATACCCTTACTTCCCGGATCGAGCTTTAAGACATCATCTCTTCCTAAGTCAGTAGTTGAACCTTTTAGTAAGGCTTCAAGTGAAACTTGTGCCTGTTTCCATAGCTGAGTAATTTGTGGGTATGTCGTTCTGTAAACGCTGACGATATGACGGGCTTGTTCCTCCGAAATTTCCACACCGAAAGTTTTGAGTTGTGCCTTGAATTTTGGTGCGCCCATGCCGTAGCCACATCCGAGAATCGTAGTCTTGCCGACAAAGCGTTCCTCTTTGCTAATTTCTTCTGCGTCTTTGTTATATATAGCCGAAGCCATGATTTTGTACACATCTTCACCCTTTCTAAATGCTTCAACTAAATCGTCCTGTCCTGCCAACCATGCTAGAACTCTTGCCTCAATCTGTGAACTATCCGCATCTACAATGTAATACCCATCAGGCGCACAGATTGATGCTTTTAATTTCCCTGCGTTGTCGCCTCGGCTCGGCAAATTCTGCAGGTTCAGTTGGTCACTACCACCCCACCGTCCTGTATGGGCGGCATAATACTTCAGAGGAACTGGCATCAACCCTCGTTTGGCAATCCCAATAAA